GGTTTTGTCGTGTGTAACTAAATTGTCAAACACATTAATCGCATTCATCACGCTGGAATGGTCTCTCCCCAATATATAGCCAATTGATGAGAATGTCATCTTCAAGTGCTTACGGCAAAGGAAGGAAAACATATGACGAGCATACACCACGGATTGTTTTCTCAATGATGAAATAACGAGATCAGGTGTGACATCGTAGGCTTGACAACAAACTCTCATTGCATCTGTCCAGTCAGCATCAATGCTATTCAAATCGCACTTGGGTTGAATGATTTCTTGTTTAAGCCTTTTAATTTCTTTGTCGTGCTTGACGGTTATGTCTGCAATCTGTAGACGCAATCTGCGAATTTCTTGCTTCAGGTTGTGGGTTTCTTGATAGGGGTTCATTAAAATGTGATTTTACATTTGTTACACTTGTGCTTGTTTACGGTTTTCAGCAACCACACCTTCCCAAGTTGATTACACTTTGGGCATTTTGGATGTTCTGCAAGTACGATTGAATCATAGACGGATTGCCAGTACTCGTGACCTTGTGGCGTTTTATCCCATTTAAACGCATCTAAGAGCATATCTTGAAGGGTGTTATAGCATTGCACCTTCTTGTCCTTTTCAACGAGTGAGATGAATTCCTTGTACATTGGCAAGTCCTTTGCTTTTGTTCGCAGTTGGTTGAATCTGCGGTAGTCAATTATTTTCATTGAGTTCTTGTATTATTTGAAAAAGTTGATATGCGATTTGTGGAACTATGGCATTGCCATATCCTTTGATTGATTCTTTTCTCCACTTTGAAAAGGTAATTCCGTCCAGTTGGGTGGGAATCCCATCATCTCCGCTACAAACCGGGGATTGAGTTGGGAAGTTTTCCCATTGGTTTGTGCGTTCCACATTGCTATGTCCATCTGTCTTTTGCCTATGCGATTGTCCCAATATTTTTCCGTGTGACCGTGTTTGATTATTTGTGCCGTTGGTGTCGGTAGCATCCCCATTGCTGCCAATGATTCCATTGACGGTGTGTGTCTGTTTCTTTCCGATAAGCAATCCTCGGCTTCTCTTGCTTTTGGCGTTGGCAGCATATTTTTGTTCTTCAATCCCGTCCAAATGCTTTTGCCACCTTGTTTGAAATCCGATTGTCTTCCCGTTTCGCTCGTTATCGTAGGCAACAAACCAGCATCTGTCTCTTCTATGCGGTGCGTTTTTGGCACAAGCAGGAACAATAAACGCTTGTATTTCGTACCCTTGATTTTCCAAGTCAAGGCACACCTGCTGGAATACCAATCCGCCATCAATATTCGTGATACCATAAACATTTTCTGCGATGACATATTTGGGTTTAATCTCTTGAATTGCTCGTAGCATTTCGCCCCACAAGTAGCGTTCATCATCTGTGCCTTTTCTTTTACCAGCAAGTGAGAATGGTTGACAGGGGAATCCTCCTGTAAGAATGTCAATTTTGTTTGCATATTTTTTAAAGTCAGTTTTACATATATCAATGTGACTATCCGCATTCGGGAAGTGATAGTCCAATACTTTTCTTGGGAAATCCATCCATTCGCAATGAAAGACATTTTCCCATCCCATCCACTCCGCAGCAAGATCAAACCCACCTATTCCGCTAAACAATGAACCGTGTCTCATATGCGTTCCTTGTACATTGTTCTATTGCCAATATAATTGGTTAAAATTATACCACATTCCCCGTGCCTATTTTTAGAGATAATCAATTCGGCATCTTCAATTTCCGGTTGTACACTTTCGTATTTGGCTGGTCGGAAAGGAAACATAACAACATCGGCATCTTGTTCAATACTTCCACTCTCTCGAATGTCGGATAACATCGGTCTTTTGTCTGCTCTGTCTTCAGGCTTTCGTGATAACTGAGCCAACACAATCACAGTGATCTGCAATTCCTTTGCTAACAATTTCAAACCCCTCGAGATTTCAGCAATCTCTTGCTCTCTGTTTTGCTTACTACCTTTCATTAACTGGATGTAGTCAATCACAAGTAAGTCCAAACCATACTTCGCTTTATGCGTTTTGGCTTTGGCTTTTACTTGCTGAATAGATGCGTTTGGTTCTTCATCCACAAAGAATTCCACTTGACTTCTGTTTACAGAATCACATAAATAAACAAGCTCATTTTCTTTCAATGTCGCATTGCGAATCTTCCAGTTTACAATGTCTGTGATCAATGAGAAATATCTTTTAGCCAATTGCTCTGCACTCATTTCCAAACTGATAATTAAACCCTTACCACCTAACTTCCCAAAATCATAAATCAACGACAATGCAAGTGCAGTTTTACCCATACCTGGTCTCGCTGCCATAACAATCAAATCACCGGCATTCCAACCTCCCAACATTTTATCAAGCAATGTCCACCCCGTTCTTTTCCCCGTGATTGCTTCGCCACGGCTTATGGCTTCGCTTATGTTGTCCAATGCTTTTGCACTCACCTTATGTATTGAAACTGGATCGTGTATGCTTGTGAACCTTGTGTTGTCTATTGCAGTTTGTGTGTAATCCAATAACTCCTTTAAACTTTTGGTCAAATCAATCTTACCCAGTTGTTCCACAAATTGTTTATGTAAAAACTTTTGTTCTAACCTCGGAAGATACTCGCTCAAATTTGCCACATTGGACACATTTTGTCCAATCATAATGACTTGCATTCGATCCGCTTTGGCGTATCCATCGGTTAAACTCATGTAATCTATTGGTTCATTATCAAAGTACTTCTCTTGCATACGCTTAATCACTTTGCGATGCAGTGGTAATTCAAACCAATCGGCTTTCATTCTTGGTAACAACACCCTTGTTTGTTCATAAAACAACAGTTGTCCCAAAATGTAATCTTCTAATTGCTCATTCATAATCTGACAAATTAATTACTTTTAATACTGGGGCTTCTGTTTTTGGTGCAGTTTTTTTATCATCTTCCCAATTCCTCACCGCTGCCTTCCAGTCCTTCATTTTGTTTTTACCTACCATCCATCCCTTTGATTCATAAAAGTTGTGGAAACGACTTGCATAGTTGCTCATTCCTCTTTCTTTCATATACTCCTCTACTTGTTCAATGGTTGGTTTTTGGAATGACGTTATCTTTTTATTTTTAATTACATTTTCATTTTCATTTTCATTTTCCATATGTTGAACATATGTTTTAGATATGTCAATCATATCTTCTTTCTTTTTACGATTATTCCTTCTTGATTCCGAATAAGCCTTTCTCTTTTCAATCTCCTCTTTCAATCTCTCGTTGTAGAACTTGCCATCATTGTCTTTCTTGAATTTGCTAAATATATCTTCATCATATGTTCCACATATCTGCAACATATCTTTTTCTATCATATGCCCTTTTTGATGCTGGATGCAAAGCAAAGTGATAAACTTGCCTTTTTGTTCCATTGACATCAGCAAAGTACCAGTCAAGAAATCCGATGAGTAAAATAAGAATGCCGGATCTTTGCTCATACTAATTAAGATTAATTTGTTGTTCGATTGAATTGCGTATTTCAATCAGGTTGTTTGTCGTTGCCCATCGTTTTGTTGGTAGGTGTTCATCCAACATCATTTTGGCGTTTTCAATTAGGAAATCATAAGTAAAATAATACTCACCATTTCGGTAGATTTTAATCACTACCCATTTCGATTCAATTCGTGTTTTTGTTTCAAATTTCATAAATAAAAAAACCCCATCAAAAATATCGCAGTCAGATTGCAATAAATTCAACGGGGTAAAAGTGGTTAAAGTATCGAGATATCTGACATCTCACTTAACCTTACAAAGATAATCAATCACACATCATATCCCAATTCTTTTTTCACTTTTGATTGGTGTTTTTGTCGCAGCTCATAGGTCGCACCTCTCAATTCGGGATCATCTAACTGCAACCGTTGACGGCATCTGCGGATGGTTTCCGCTGGTGTTAATTTGCCTGATTCCAAACGATGGAAGAAGTTGAACAGATTGGATTCCTTACGCCAAATCATTGACATCAATAGGTTGTCATTGTCTCTTGTCTGTGGATATTGCTCAAGCAATTGTCTCACAAGTTCTTTGGTTACATTCATAGGGGTTTTGTTTGTGTGTAAAGGTGACGCACTTTGCATTCGCTGAATTGCATTCGCTGGGCAATCTCTCTCCAAGTGTGACGCATATCATCACGAAGGATTGCGATTGCCCAACATAGTGCTTGTTTATCAGTTAGATTTTTCACAGTACATTTTCTTTGCATATGCAAACCCAGCATTGTATGCGAGTTGTTGTTCCATTTTCTCAAGTTGTTTAAAGTTGAAAATCAGGTGTGGGCTGATATCCAAATCGGGAAACTCCGTGCGTAGGTGTTCAACCAAGCGGTCAATTGGTGTTTTCATTTTCGGCTTTTATTATTTCTTGAATCTGTTGTGAAATGGCTTTGATTAAACTAATGATATCAAGATTGTGATTGATGGTCTTGATGTCCTCAATTTCTATCTCTGTGTTTCTGTGTTTAACCCTGATCTTCATTTCCGTTTGGGATTAACTCTTGAAGAACTTTCAACCAATAGTATTTGCTTACTTCTGTGCAATGATCAAGTATTTCATATACTGCAACTCTCGCACATTTGATTGCATCGTCTTCCGAGAGTGAATGAATCATATCAAAATCTCCATCTACCAATTCAACCGTTTCCGCATTAATAGTGTAAAATTTCGCGATAAGCTCTTCGGATTTTTCTTTGGGTGTTATATCTGTTTTCATTGTCTGTCTATAAATGCTGCGTAATCTCGTGCATCTTTTTCCGTTTCAAATGTGGCGAGTAATTCTCCAGCGAAGTATACCCGCCACTTGCAAATGGAATTAATTGTTGCTTTCACTACCCTTGCTTTTAACATTTTTCAATTCTGTAAATTGGTTCTTGAAAGTTTGCAACTTGTCCTCCAACTCTGCAATCCGTTTCTCGCTCATCATCTTCGCTTGGTTCAAATCATCCTTGCCTTGCTGGATGGTTGACCTGATCGTCAAGATTTCTGTTTCCAAATCCCAAATGTTGCGATTCTTTTTGTTAATTGATTCTTGCAATTCCTCTGCGTTTCTCTCAACTTGCCACAACCGGTAAGCGAGAAGGACAGTAACACCGCCCAAGATTAAGTAAGTTATCATTTTGCTTTTCCTTTATAGAATTTGTGATTGAAGATGGTTTGACTGAATTGATCAAACTCTGGATTGTACTGATCCCGTTCAAACTGGTATGGTTTGGCTTCGGGAAGTTCTTTGTTCATTGCCTTCTTAATGCAATGGATAGAGTAACCCACCGCAAAAACGATGGGTGTTAAAACGATTGGATAAATTATGTCAAGTGTCATAGTTCAAAACAACATACTTTCTTTCACTTATGCAAATTTATTTTCTAATTGGCTTTGTGAATGAACGATTTATTTTGTGATTGACAAAAATAGTTCCCCAGCGTAGGCCAATTTCTCATCAATGATTTCTTGGATGTCCTCTTCCAAAGTGATGAGAGTGGTTGTGAGCTTCTTCCCAATAGGCATTCGAGGATCGTAACTGACAAACAAACCCTCTTCCAATCCGGTTGCAATCATCCCCATTTGCATCTGCCAAAAATACTCCGTGCGTTTTGATTTCAACTGCTCGTTGTTTTGAATGAAGAAGTTTTGCAAGTGGTTGCCTGAATTGAACGGACATTTGATTTCTACCAACTGGTGACCAAGTGCATCAGGTGAATACCCTCCCCATTCTCCATAGGTGATGAAGGTGTATGTCTCTGCACCGTAGTAAGTGAAGAAATCATCGGTCTGCTGGGAGAAATAGTGGAAGGCTTCTTTCTCGTGTTCCTTGCCCCAATCCAAAGCACGACCATAGATCTCCGATTTAGCACCGGTTAAGTATTCGGCTGCCTTTTCAAAGACAAATGATTTCGCAGTTTCCGACAAGAACTCCGATTTGTTTTTCGGAGTTCCCATCAGTTTGTGGATTTCGGATGCGGTGAAGCGTGAACTTCTCAACCTCTGCCAATCTTCTTCGTTCAAAGAAGTGTGAATAACTGGATGTGTGTTATTCATTTCTCACCAATTAAAAGTTTCATATTGACCGGAGATACCTCAAACTTGCTTGTGATGTCTGTCATCAATCCGCCCGTCTTCAAGTGTTCAACTGCTTTCGCCCACGATGGATGCTTTGGTGTGAGTTCATCTTTCTTTGGAATCTGTCTTCCCATTGCTTTCTCTCCGTCATCGTCATCGTCAATGTTCAAGTTTAGGATAGAACCGATGGATTGCCTTCTCGCATAAGTGATGGCAGACCCCATTGCTTGGGGATCGTTCTGCTTTGCAACCGGCATCACATAGGATGACTCCATCCACTCACCTGATTCAGCGTGAAGGATGATGGTTGTGAGTGCGTTCCCATCGGGAAATTGACTGATTGCCAAACCGCATT